GCGGCCCCCAGGTCACGAACTCCTCGACGTTCTCCAGCATGATCACCTTCGGTTTGACCGTGGCGGCGTAGCGGATGGCGACCCAGGCGAGGCCGCGGATCTCCTTCTTCACCGGGGCGCCGCCCTTTGCCTTGCTGAAGTGCTTGCAGTCTGGCGAGAACCAGCAGAGGTCGACCGGTCGACCGTCGACGACAACGCGGGGGTCCACTTCCCATACCGATTCGCAGAAGTGCTTGGTGTGCGGGTGGTTGATGACGTGCATGGCCACGGCTTCGGGGTCGTGGTTGATGGCGATGTCGACGGGGCGGCCAAGGCCCAGCTCGATGCCCGTGGAGGCGCCACCGCCGCCGGCGAAGTTGTCGATGACCAGGCCGTTGAAGTTGAACGCCGGCTGTGGATGGAGGCGATAGAGGTTCTTCATGGCCGCCTCACATGCACATCGCAGCAGGCTGCGGGCCGAGGGTGGCGTCTACGCGCTCCCAGGTGGAAAGCGGGGTGGTGTTCCAGTAGCGGTCAGCGATGGCGATGGCGGCGAGGGCCAGCTTGCTGGCGTGGGCGCCTTGTTCGGAGCCCATCTTGGTGAACACCGTGGCGGCCAGGTTGAGCTTGGCGGCGATCTCGGCGAGGGTGTCGGCGTCCTCTGCGGTGAGGGCGAGGCGCTGGGCGTCGGCAAGTTCGGTCCGCAGGGCGTCCAGCTCCTCGGTCAGGTGCTCCAGTGCCTGGGCAGCGTTGAGGCGGCTGATGGTGTGTTCGTGCTGGGCGCGTTCGGCGCGGTGGCGCAGGTTCTCGACCAGCTGGCGGTTGGCGGTAGCCAGGTGTTCGAGGTCTTGCCGCGCCGCGCGGCGGCCTTCGAGGTAGCCGAGGCCGAAGACGATGGCCATGGCGGCGACGGCGCCGACGAAGGCCAGTATCTGGATGGTTGTGAAGTTCATTGCTGTGTCCCTCTGATGTAGAACCGCCGGCTGGTAAGGCCGGCGGGTAGGTGCTGCGCTTACTTGCCGAGGCTGAAGGTGCCGATGCTCAGCGGCACGATGCCGCCCACTTCCTGCTCGAGCACCGCCTTGAACTCGCGGGCGAATTCTTCGCGCTGGGCTTCTTCACCAACCCAGCGGAGCTTGAGCTGCGGCTCGTCGCGGCCGGTGATGACGGACAGGCGCAGGGTGATGGTGGTGACCTGCAAGCCTTCGAACGGCACGGTGGTGAAGATGAAGGCGCTGGGCAGGGTTTCCTGGCTCTTGGCCTCGATCTCGTCCATGGCTGAACGGCTGGAGGAGAAGTCGCCGACGTTGCTGTCGCGCTGGCTGGTGGCCTTGATGGTCATGCGGCGCACGGCGTTGATGGCCTTCACCATGTTCAGGTCAGTGCTGCCGTCCAGCGCCATCAGGTTGGGCAGCCAGTCCTCCAGCCATTCGGCGAGTGCCTGCTGGCTGTGCGGTTTGCCGACGACGCTCTGCAGTGCGGCATAGGCGGCGGTGGGCTTGAGGGTGAGGGTGGCGGTGTCATCGCCGTGGCCGGCGTGGTCGGGCTCGCCCAGGTTGAAGATGACGGTGGCGGACATAGCGTCCTGATCGATGAAGCCGCCCGGGCGGGGTTGGTTGGCGTTGTCATGGGCGGCGACGTACTTGGTGAAGTCGCGCAGCGAATGAGTGCGCAGTGTTCCGCGGAAACGATCGCGCAGAGGCTGGTACTGCTCGAGGCTGCGCAGGCTGACCGCTTCCGGCAGCACGGCCACGGAAGTGCCGCCGTCGATGACGATAGGCTTGGCGGCGGCGATGATGGCCTGGGACTCGATGTGCTGAATGGCTTCTTTGCTCAGTGGCATGGTGTTGCTTCCTTGTGTGGTAAGTGGGTTTTGCTGGGTCAGACTTCGCGCGCTTTAACCGGCGCGTCTTCGCGGCTGAACAGCTGCGCGGTCGGGTCGGCCTGGAACAGTTCGAGGCCGTTGGCGGTGACGTACAGCGGCGTGTCGAGCGTGGTGTCTTCGCGCTTCTTGCCGCGCTTGGTGGGCTGCACGTAGTCGAGCGTGTGCGACACGGCCACCTGGTTGCTCTGGCCGATCTGCTTGAGCTTGAAGGTCAGGGTGATCTGGCCTTGCTTGCTGTGCTCGATGACGCCCGCGGCGACGTCGGACAGGGCGTGGCCTACCTGGTCGGCGAACACGCCGGCGTTGAGGCTGTTGATGAACTCGCTGGTGTCGGTTGCTTTCATTTGCTGTGTCCTTGTTGCGGTTGGTTACGACGCCACGCGGTCAGTGGCGGGTTGGGTGTTGCTCGGGTCGTGGGCGTCCAGCCAGGCGGCCAGATCGCGCAGGTAAACAACGGGTGGCGCCTTGCGGGTGACGTCCGTGCGGGTGTAGCGCAGGCGGACGCGGCCCTGGTGGATCAGCTTGATCAGCGACTCGACGTCGCCGATGTGCGGCAGGTACTCGGCGCGCACTTCGTCCAGCGGCAGGCAGGGCCGGTCGTAGCGGCGCAGCAATTGCTGGTAGGTGCTGCTCACGGCGTTGCCCCTCCGATCTCCCCGCGCCCCTCTGAGGTGCGTGCCGGGCTGGGCGCGGTGTGGCGCAGGCGGATGAGTTCGGCGATGCCTTCGATGGTCTTGCCCAGTTGGCGGTCGACGATGTTGCCGGCGGCATCGGTGATGACGCAGGCGTAGGGTGTGGCCGGGTCGGTGGTCAGCGTGACGTAGGGCAGGAAGCTGCGCGGCAGCACGGCGAACAGGGCGCACCAGAGCCGGCCAAGGTCATCCGCGTGCGGCTGGTTGGCGCGCAGGTGGATGATGGCCTCGGTGCAAGCGCCGCGCAGGGTGTCGGCCGATACCACGCTGGGGTGGTCCAGATACAGGCTGGTGAGCTTGAGCGCGCCGATTGCGTGTTGGTTGGCAGAGATAGTCATGCGGCGGCGTCCTTCTTGGTGACGGTGATCTCCAGCTGCTCGGCTAGCCAGGCGATGCCGGCCTCGGTGGCCATGACGACGCCGTAGTGCGTGTAGCTGTTGATGGCCGGGTTCCAGCGGCTGCGGGTGTCGACGAACAGCCGGCCCTGGCCACGCTCGCTGCTTATGAGCTCGCCAGCGTGGTTGAGTAGGCCCAGCTCCCGCATGCGGGCGCGTAGCTTGCGCGGGCCAATGCCGAGCACGGCAGCGGCCTGGTCGAGGGTGCGGTTCATGGTGGCGGGCCTCAGGCTGTGGGGCTGGTGGCCGACAGGGCGCAGCGAGCTTTTGCAATTGCGAGGTCCATCCAGGCGTCTCTGCTCAGCTCAGGAAACAGGCGCTTTTGGCGGTCCCACTCTGCGCAAATCTTGCGTAGCGCCTCCACCAGCCCACTCTGCTCCGGCTGCGGGGCGGTCTGCGCGATGGGGGCTGCGTTCACCAGCTCGAACTCGTAGATATAATCGTCGCAGCTGCAGTCCACGACGTTCGTTTCGCCGACCGGCTGGCAGTCGCAGATCAAGTCGCCGAGCTTCTCGAAAATGGTGTCATCCATGCCATCCGCGACCTCGGAGCGAGTAAGCGTGACGGAACGCGTATCGCCAGTGTCCGGGTGCTTTAGCTGGAAGCGCATCACCTCGACCGGCTGATGCTCGGTCGGCGCGGGGCGGGTGCGTTGCCATTCCGCACCGGCAGCGAACGCTTCTGCTCCCTCGCTCCCTCTCGGATGATACGGGGCGTATCCGTTCTTGCCGCGATACCACTGGCAGAACCCGCTTAGCAGCTCATCCTGCGCCGGGGCTGGCTCTGCTGCCTCGGCCAGCTCTTCGCGCTGAATGGCGTTCCAGGCGTCGGCGGCTGCTGCCGCGGTGGTAGCCCCTTCCAGCGATTGGCAGTCCCGGTGGCGGCATTTCACGCCGTGGAGGTCATGCTGGGCCGGCGCCGGGGCCAGGTTGCTATAAGCGATTGCCACGCCTTCGCACCGGCTGCAGGGCAGCAGCACGGGTTGGCGCTGGGGAATCGCCTGCGCAGTATCCAGCGCGCCGTTGGCCACGGCCTCGACCCAGTCAGCCAGGTGCTGGGCGTTGGCGCCGTCGTCGTGCTGCAGGGTCATGCTGTGGCGTTGGTCGCGCAGGAACAGCTCGGCCTCGAGCTTGAAGCCTGCCGCCGCGTCTACCGCCGGCAGGCGCTCGATGTTGATCGAGGCGCGCAGTTCACGCGCGGGCTGGGTGAGCAGCAGGGTTTCGCTGCCGGTTTGGCGGGCGAGCATGCCGAGTGCCGCTTCGCTGCCTTTGGTGAGGGAGAAGGTGCTCATGCTGCGCCACCGAACGGGCCGAAGTCCTCGAAGGCGGGCAGGGTGTGGCGCTTGAGTTGTGCAGCGCGCAGGGTGACGTGGGCGGTCAGGCCTGTTTCACGTTCGATGCGGCGTACGGTAAAGGGGTTGGATGCCGCTGCCGGGTGCAGGAAGACCGGGCAGCGGGTGCTGCTGTGCTGTGCTGTGTCCATTGTCGCGATCCCGTGGTAAGTGGGTACGCGGCAATAATCCGTCAACGAATTTATCTAGTCAATACGCATAGGGATTAAAATACTCATGCGGCTTTTCCGGCGGTGCCGTCGACTATCAATGGCTGTCTCGAAACTCTTGTGCGAGGCGTGCAAGGTAGCGCATCAAATCTTTCTGGCGGGCTTGGCCATGCGCATCCGGCCATAGAAACGCTAACAGCTGGTAGCTTTCTTCCTCTAGCTCACCCTGGACGTAAACCAAGGCGGCATCTTGCCCTGGTTTGCCAGGATGGCAGACGCGGTAATACTGTGCGCGGTCTTGTGGAAAGCGGCCGGGTGGGAGCTTTATGTGGATGTGCATCAACGAGGATTTAAGCGCTTCGGGAGGCTGCGTGTAGCAGACGTCACGCCCAAAATAATGCGGCGGGTTGGTACGGTCGGATTCTACGTACCGCTGAAAATCAGCCCTTAATTTCTCGGCAAGGCCAGGATAGCTGGCTTCTATCGGAGCGAACAGTTCGGAATATGTGGAGCTATTGAAGGTAACGACTACCGCCATTCGCTAGGCAATCTTCGCCAGATGCCTAGTAGAATGGTCTGCAAGCGCTTTCAGCCCTTCCATGTCGATGTCGCTCTCGAAGTAGTCCGGCGTTTCATGAGCTTGGAGAAGAAGATTCTCAAGCTGGACCAGTCGGCCTCTGACCTTCGCCACTGAGCGGCGCAAGCCCATGTGCGCCTCCTCAATATCAGGCTGAACGATGGTCCCACGCAGGGCCGCCTCTAGCGCTCTCGTCATGCTGATGTGGTGTGGAAGACGCTCAAACAGCTCTGCGTCGAAGCACCCGCGCTTAAGAGTGGCCTGAATCGCTTGCGCGTAGAGGCCGTCCAGTTCATTGAACTGGTCCCGGATCTCTTCGATTATGCGGCGCTGGTCCTGTCGGTTGACTGGCTTACTCGGGCGTTCCGCATGCGACGATGAAGAACGCAGATGCGAAGCCTGTGCAGCAACCGAATAATCTCCAACCATTGCCAGCGTGGCCATGATCAGCGATGAGGCAGCGAGATTGAGAGCCATATCTGCGTCTCTTTTGGGTGCAAGCATGTTTCAAGTGGCCGGCGAGTATACGGATATAAAGACCGCGTTGCCACTCGCCAGTTCTGTATCTTTACACCTTTGGCTTGGATTCTGTCCAGTCTCTGCCCGCGGTCTACCGTCGTTTCCGCTTGATCCATGAACCAGTCACTACGCCGCAGAAGCTCGTGTGTTCTGGCATGTGAAGAATCCGGTTTGGAAACTCCGGGTTCAAGGCCAGAAGGTATGTGCCGTCCTCGGTTATCTGCAAGCGCTTGAACGTTACCAGGCCATCCGGAGTACGTACGACAACGTCATCGTTGTGCATGGGGACTAGCTCAGGCTCAACCAGCAGGATCTCCCCGGCTCTGTACTCTGGGGACATGCTCAGCCCTCGGACCTCTAGGCAGTAGGCGGAGGGGCTATGGGGGAAAGGGCAGTCCAGCCAGTCATCGGCAAATCCAGGTTCAAACAAATCTATCGCCTCGCATAAATCTCCGGCGCGCACCCATGAAATCAGAGGTACGCGTTGATGCAAGGCGGGCCCAGGTCCCAAGGTCGAGTCTAGGGTTTGCGGATCGGGCTGGCGGAGGCCGAGCACTTCGGCCATATCCAACCCAAGGGCGCGAGTGAGGCGCTCGATGTAATTGATCTGCGGGTTCTGGAACTCACCCTTGAGGATGCGGTGCACGGTGGATTGGTTAAGGCCGGCTCTCTTGGCCAGCTCTGTCTCGCTCCAGCCCAGCTTTTCGCGCCTTGCCGCCAGCGTGGCGGCGATGTGACCGATCGAAATAGCCATGCCGAAATTATTCCTTTGCGAATTATGCAAAGCGTATTGCGGCTGACAATTCCGATGCGTATTATCTTGCTCAATGCGTAGCCGGATACATTCCCTTGTCATGACTACTCCCTCGATCACTGAAATGCTGAAAGCGCTTATCGAAGCCGGGATGACCCAGCAGGGCATCGCTGATGCTATTGGCGTTACTCAGCCGACCGTTTTCCGGGCGCTCAATGGCGCTGAACTCCGTTACTGCATCGGTAAGGAGCTGGAAAAGCTCTATGCCGAGAAGAGCGGTGGCGCCGGCTTCGAAGCTGACCGCCGCCAGGCGGAGCGTAGGCGCGGAGAGCGGCGCCAAGGCGAACGCCGCGCCTAACCAGAATCACAGCCCGCCTTCAGGACACAGCACAGCAGCACACGTATCAGGCGGGAGCCGGCCCGAGAGTCTTACCAACGCCATCGGGCCGCCGCCGGGCAAGCAGCCCAGAAACACAAAAGCCTGTCGCTACGGCGGCAGGCTTGTAATAGAGGTCGAGAACTGGGGACCCACTTACCACAGCAAGAACCCCAGCCTCGACGGTCCGGTAACCGGTTACCAGCCGGCTACCTCAACCCGCGACCCGTGGACACAGCAGTCATGAGGGGCGCGTGCTGTAGGTGAACTGTAGGGCAACGGCCCCGCGGTTGGCTACAGCGTTACAGGGGCATTAACGCTATGAGCCGTAAAGACCTTTTGCCGGGCGCCGGCCCGGTGTTGACCACCCGCCAGGCGCTGTACCGCGCCACGCGGGACGCCGAGGGTGGGCAGCTTGCCGTGGCGCTGACCATTGGCATGGACCCGGACGAGCTGAGCAAGCGCGTCAACCCTACGGGTAATCGCCCGATTCACCCTGAGTTCATCGAGGAGATCGTCGCCACGACGCGCGACCCGCGCCTGCTGGCGGCTTTGGTGCGCCCGGCCGGTGCGGTGGTGTTCGTGCCCAAGCCTGTGCGGGCAACGCCGGATGCGCTCAAGGCGCTGGGTGAGCTCCTGCAGGCCGAAGGCGAGTTCGTGGGCAGCCTGCACGACGGCGCCAAGGACAATTGCTGGGAGCGGCACGAGGTGGAAGCGCTGCGCTACCACGCGAACAAGATGATCGGCGAGATCCTGGGGATTGTGGCCGGGGCTGAGCAGGCGATGGAAGCGGAGGCGGTGTGCCATGGATGAGCGCGCATTCGAGATGGCGCAACAGCGCGAGATGGAAGACCGGGAGGCGGCGATTGCCGCCCGCGTGCGTTACGAGGGCGTGAGCCTGGCCGAGTGCGAGGAGTGCGGTGGGGAGATTCCGCTGGCACGGCGCGAGGCGGTGAAGGGCTGCCGGCTGTGCTTCGAGTGCCAGGCGTTCGAGGACAAGCGGAATGCGGGGGTGCGGCGTGGTTGAGGCGCGCTTGATTCCCGAGGTGTTCCGGCCTATGCTTTCGCTCGTCCCATATGGGATGGAGCGTAAGAACTCCTCAGCACAGCGGCATTCCGCACCCGATAGTCATGCGGTTTTTTTGCGCCCGTGTCATGGCAAAGCTATGGCCGGGAGGGCGACGGATACAACACCCGAAAGGGAAAGAAGTCCGCTCGACTGTGCTCGAGTTCTTAACCTCCCGGCCACCATGCCGGCGCGCGTAAGAACGCTCCGGCAGGTGCTTAGCACTCGCACAGGAGCGTCCGGCATGACCACCTCTATCGATACTGTCGAATTTCTCGGCAAAGCACTCACCGTCATCACCACCGAGACCCAGCAGCTGGTCGCCATGCGGCCGATCTGCGAGGGCATCGGGCTGGACTGGAAAGCGCAGCTCGACCGCATCAAGCGTGATGAAGTGCTTTCGGCCTCCGTGGTCATGATGACCACGCAGCTCCCTGGCGACAGCCAGACGCGCTCCGTTGCATGCCTTCCGCTCGAAATGCTCAATGGCTGGCTGTTCGGCGTTGAAGTGAAGCGCTGCCGCCAAGCCATTCGCCCGGCGCTGATCCGCTACAAGCGCGAGTGCTATGCCGCGCTGGCTGCCTACTGGCAGAAGAGCCCCGCCCCAAACGACCAGGCCGACGCGCTCGTCGAGCTGCGCCGCCGCCGCATTCTGTTCACCCTCGATGGCGATGGCCGCCCGCAGGCGCAGGCGGTACCGGATGACGCCGGGCTGATTCGCCCGGCCGACCTGCATCAGTGGGTTGAAGACCCGACCCTGCTCGAACGTGCCGAGCTTGAGCGCGTGGCGCTGGCGGCGTTGCGCCGACTGGAGACGGCGGGCGGGCAGCATGCGATTCGCAAGCTGCTGGCGGCGCTGGACCCGAACTACCTGTTGGTGCTGGAAAGCGAGCTGATCCTGAGCCTGTACGGCTCGCCGGCGGTGTACGACAAACTGGCGCGTGGGGGCCGTGATGACTGACCATCAAATCACCCTGGCGGAGTTGCCCGGCCTGCTGCGCTTTATCCCGGCTGATAGCCGGGAGGTTTGGGTGCAGGTGGGTATGGGGGTGAAGGATTCGTTCGGCCAGGATGGCTGGGATGCCTGGGACGACTGGAGCCAGTCGGGCGCCGGGTACAAGGCGGCCGATGCGAAGGCGGTGTGGCGCTCGTTCCGCAAGGGCGGCGTGGGCATCGCCTCGGTGGTGAAGCTGGCGAAGGAATACGGCTGGCAGCCGGAGAAACGCGAACTGACAGCCGAGGACAAGCGCCGCTTGAAGGCCGAGGCAGAAGCGCGCCGTGCGCTGCGGCAGGCGGAGATCGAGGCGGACGAAGCCCGGGCCTCGGTGATGCGCGAGGCGGTGGCCAGCGCCTGCGAGCTGATCTGGACGAAGCATTGCAAGCCGCAAGGCGAAAGCCCTTACCTGGAGCGCAAGCAGGTGGGGGCTTTTGGCGTTGGCTACTTCCATTACACGGTTGTGCTTTCCATCGATGACGAGCGGCAGCGCTGCGATGTGTGGGTGGGCAGCGAGGTGCGCGAGTTCTTCGCCAGCCTGCCGAAGCCGCGGCCGGACTCCATAAGCTTTCTGATGTTCAAGAAGGGCAGCATTGCCATTCCGCTGCGCGATGCGGCGGGCAAGCTGTGGAGCCTGCAGGCGATCAACGAGCAGGGCACGAAGCTGTTCCCTCGGTACGGGCGCAAGGCCGGTTGCCGGCATGTGCTGGGCGACCTGGCCGGCGCGACGGTGATCGGCGAGGCCGAAGGTTATGCGACGGCTGCCAGTGTGCATATGGCGAAGGGCTGGCCGGTGGCGATGGCGCTGGACTCCGGCAACATGCCGGCGGTGGCGCGCGACCTGGCGGCGCAATGCCCGGATGCCCTGCTGGTGGTGGCCGGTGACGATGACCCGACGAAGCCGGGCAACCCCGGGCGCAAGAAGGCGGAAGCGGCGGCGGGTGAGGTGGGTGGCATTGCGGCCTTCCCGATGCTGCCGGCCGAAGGCGAGGCGGGGCAGGACTGGAATGATGTGCATGTGGCGTGGGGGCTGGAGGTGGTCGCGCAGCAGCTCGATGCGGCTGTTGCTGCTGGCAAGCCTTCCCCGGCCCCATCCGCTGACGAAGCCGCTGCGCCGGCCGGCTCCTCCGACAACGGGGGGCAGGGGGCGGGCTTCACGCCCGAGCAGGTGCTGCGGCGGTTTGCGCTGGTTGAGGGCACGACGCAGGTCTGGGACCAGGATAAGAAAGCGGCGATGAAGAAGACCGCCTTCGAGGCGCTGGTGGGCAAACCGCTGGCGAAGACCTGGCTGGATGACACGAACAAGAAGCTGATCGGCGCCGATGCGGTGCGCGAGATCGAGCAGGCGCGGCGCATGGCGGGCAAGAAGGCCGGTGCGCTGGGCATGCCGCCGACCGAG